TGGTGGCGGCACCGATCAAGTCTTTGTGGAGAACGGCCAAACAGTGACGGCGGACTACACCATCACGACCAACTTCAACGCAATGAGCACCGGCCCGATTTCTGTCGATGCTGGCATCACAGTAACCGTACCAGACAATAGCGTCTGGGTTGTTCTCTAAGGATAAATCATGGCTATTACATTAAATGGTTCTGGAACAATCACAGGCGTAAGCTCGCTTGCTACCGCACTTGTCAACCCTGTTGTCACTACAACAATGGGTGTGGGTAACGCTACTCCTGCGGCTACTGGCTCTGGCATCACTTTCCCTGCGGCTCAATCAGCATCATCTGACGCAAACACGCTTGATGATTATGAGGAGGGGACTTGGACGCCTTCATTTGCTGGCGGCACTTTTACTTATGTAGCACGAAACGGCACATACACTAAAATAGGAAATCAAGTAACTGTCAATTTGTATATAAACACAAACAGCGTATCTGGTACGGCAGGAAATGCGGTAACTATAACTGGACTGCCATTTTCACTTTCCTCAACAATGAGAGTACCAGTACCAATATTTGGAGATAGTTGGAATACAGCAAACCCACTATATGCTAATGTGGATGGGCTTTCTACACCAACAACAATTAATTTATATAAATCTAAATCAGCTGCGGGTAATGGCACAGCAATTACAGTTGGAGATATGCAAACACTAGCAGGTGGCTATAACCAGACATATATTACTCTTACTTATTTAATTTAAGTATCTGCATTGATTTAGACAAACCCCAAAAGGAAACACCATGCTTACAAAAACAACCAACGTAGACCAAATCACCGTCACTGAAAACGGTGCTGTGTTGTACCGTGAAGCAACACGCATCATGGAAGACGATGTGGAAATCAGCAAGACGTTTCACCGTACAAGCCTGACACCTGGTCAAGACTTGACTGGTGTGCCTGACAGTGTTGTGGCTATTTGCAATACGGCATGGACAGGCGCTGTGGTAGCTGCCTATCAAACTCAAATGGAGAATAATCATGGGACTTAAATTAGCAGCGGCAAGCGGTGGAAGCATCGAACTTAACCCAACAAATACAGCAAGCAATTTCACTGTTACTGTGCCTGCAAAGACAGGTACTATGGCTATGGATGGCCCTGCGTTTAGTGCTTATGCCTCAAGTGGGGTCACAGTAACCACTGCAACTTGGACAAAAGCAACTTTAGACACAGAAGAATTTGATACAAATACTAATTTTGCATCTAATAGATTTACACCAACTGTTGCTGGTTATTACCAGTTAAATGGGGCTGTACAGTTTTCTGCTGCAACTTCTCTTACAAGAACCATTATTAATATATATAAAAATGGTTCTGCATATAAACAAGGTGTTTATTTTTATGTAGTAAACACAAATGCCACTCAAGCAAATGTTGTTTCTTCTTTAGTCTACGCAAATGGAACTACTGATTATTTTGAACTTTATGGATATGTTGAAGGTGTTGGAACATTAACGCAATCAGCAACAGCAACATACTTTAACGGCGCGATGGTAAGGGCTGCATGATGACACTCTACGAAAAAATCAAAGCACTGTACCCAACACTGCAAGACAGTGACTTCTTGAACACCATCCGCTTGCAAAACGACAGCGATGGCAACGGTGACTACATTGCTAAGTGGGAACACCCAACATTGGCACGACCAACAGAGGAGCAATTAGCATGAGCGTAACCATTAACGGCACAAGCGGTGTCACATTCAACGATGCCTCATCGCAGAATACTGCGGCGACTGGCTTTGGGTTTAAAAACCGCATCATCAACGGCGCAATGGTTATTGACCAGAGGAATGCGGGGGCGAGTGTTTCAATCACACCATCTACTGCATATGCTGTTGACAGGTTTGTTAGCGTAATTGCACAAGGCTCTGGTCATACAGCACAGCGTTCGACTTCAGCACCAGCAGGTTTTATCAATAGTCTTTTGGTAACAGTTGGAACTGGTGCATCTGCATCTGCTGGTAATGTTTCAAGGATTTACCAAAATATTGAAGGTTTAAATGTTGCTGATTTGGATTGGGGTCTGGCTACGGCATCAACGATTACATTGTCATTTTGGGTAAAAAGCTCTTTGACAGGCACTTTTGCTGGTGGCGTTTATAACAATGCGGCAAACAGAACATACGTTTTCACCTACACAATTTCTGCCGCAAACACTTGGGAACAAAAGTCAGTAACCATTGCTGGTGATACATCTGGTACTTGGCTCACAACCAACGGTATCGGCATGACTGTTAATTGGGACTTGGGTACAGGCTCAACTTACCAAGGCACTGCTGGCGTATGGGCGGCTGGTGCGGCATGGGCGACATCTGGCTCAGTCAAATTGGCGGCAACATCAGGCGCAACATGGTCTGTTACAGGTGTCCAGCTTGAGAAAGGCTCAACAGCAACGAGCTTTGACTACAGGCCGTATGGCACTGAGTTGGCTTTGTGTCAGCGTTATGCGTACCAGATGAACGCAAATGATAGCAATGGAGCAAACCGTTTTGGTCTTGGTTTTGCTCAAAGCACTACCAAGGCTTTTGCACTAACTCCTCATCCTGTTCCGATGAGAATTAAACCATCAGTAACTGCAACTGCGGCAAATATTGCTTTATCAGACACTATTACCGCCACTGCGCTTACATCTATAGCTATTCAAGCAGCTACATCTGATGTTAATAAAACTTCTTTTGAATGTATTGTTTCATCTGGATTAACATCATTCAGACCATACTTTTTAGAGGCGGCTAATTCAACAGCCACAATTCTTCTTTCTGCGGAGTTGTAAATGTATAAATTAAAAGACGAAATTATCAACGGTGTTGTTGTCGGCCAGTCAATGTTGAAATACAACGCTGACGGTTCTGTGACATCTTTTGGCCAAGACCCTGCCAACACCGACTATCAAGCCTATCTTGCTTGGGTGGCTGAAGGCAACACACCAGAGCCAAGCGATGAGTGAGATCGAAACAGAATTCGCAGTGCATGAGGCAGTCTGTGCCCAACGCTACACGGCAATAGAAAAAGCATTTGTTGAAGGCGACAAGCGCATGACGCGTATTGAGTACCTGCTCTACATCGTCATCGGCGCTGTGTTGCTGGGCCCAGGCTTTGCCGGTGAGCTGATCAAAAAAGTCTTGGGGCTGTAAATTGATCCGATCAGCATCCTCTTTGCCGCCAATGCTTGCGTTGCCGCCATCAAGGAAGGGTGCGAACTCTACAAGCAGGCCAAGGAGACTTTTGTTGAAGTCAAAGAGACTTATGACGAAGTGGCTGGAATTGCTCAAGAGGTGGGCGGCTTCCTTGGCCCAATCATCGCCTGGTTCAAGCCAGCCCCAGCCAATAAGCCAGCAGCCAAGGCCAAGCCTGTGGCGAAAGCGTACGTCGATGAAACCCAAGTCATGGCCGACGTCGTCAAGCAGCTCACAGAGTTCTTCAGGCTTCAGTCACAACTCGCCGCGCTGATCAGGGAAGAAGAGGAACAAAGCCAAACAGTCTACGACCCCAACGCCAACCTGATGGAAGCCGCGCTCAATCGTGTGATGGCGCTAGACCAGATGGCCAAGCTTGAGGTCACAATCAGGGAAACCATGGTGTACCAAAGCCCGCCTGAGATGGGCGCGCTGTACAGCAAGGTGTTCGAGATGAGGGATGTCATACATGAGGAGCAAGAAAAGGCTAGACTAGCGGAGGAAGCACGTGAGAGGGTCAAGAAGTGGCAACGTCGTCAGCAAAGCGCAAAGCTACAAACACGAATCGTGGTTCTGGTGGCGGCTCTGTTCCTAGTTGGGTACCTCCACCTGTGGCTTCAAATCCTCCGCCTCAAGATGACACCGCATTTTTGATCATCATCTTCGTTCTGGTCGTGCTCCTCTTGGGGCTAGCACCAATCGTAGTTGACATGTATTTTGAAACCAAGGCCGCACTGGCCGAAATCAAGGCTTGCAAACCATGACCAAACAACTTGAACAAAACTCCACCTACAACCAGTTTGACACCGACCACGACGGCGTGGTGACCGACCAGGAATTGGCGCGCTCTGAGCGCATGATGATGATCGAAAACATGGACAAGATGGCCGACCAACAGCGCGTCATGTCCTGGGCCGCGCTTGCCGCTCCACCAGCATTGATTGCTTTCTTGGCTTCCAACTTAGTCACCTTGGAGAAGGTCAACGCCCTGAACGGTTTGGCCACAACCTACTGCGCCGCGATGGGTACGATTGTGGTGGCCTTTATGGCCGCGCAAGCCTACGTGCGTGGAAAGACCAGTGATGCGTAACCTGCTGTCAGGTCTGATTGCCCTGCTACTGACCTTTGGTGGCGGGTACTGGTATGGCGGCAAGGCTGAGAAAGAAGCCCAACAGGTCGAGGTAGATCGCCTGAACACCCAAGCCAGAGCCAAGGAGGCGGCATTAACAGCCGCTGTGACAACAACTGCTGATGCACTGAGGAAAACCAATGAAAAAGCCAAGCTTGCCACCAAGGAGCGCGATATTGCTCTTGACAGTGGCGCTCTCAAGTTGCGGGTTCCTGTCAAAACGACCTGCCCCGTACCAACCGCCGCAGATACCGCCGTTGCCGCAGGAGATAACCGAGGAGAAGCACGAGCCGAACTTGACCCAGCGTTTGGAAAAGCTATTTTCGAAATAACCGATGAAGGCAACCGTGCGATTGAAAAACTCAACGCCTGCATCACCCTTTACAACAACGCTAGGAGCGCCCAATGAACCTCACACCCTCATTCACTCTTGAAGAGCTGACCCACACCGACCACCGCGAGTTTGACAACGTGCCCAACGAAGAAGAGCTGGCCAACCTGTACCGCTTGGCTGACTTCTTGGAGCAGGTCAAGGCGCTGTTGGGCGGCAAACCGATCATCGTGAATAGCGCATTTCGCAGTGCGGAGGTAAACCGTGCAGTGGGTTCTAGCGACAAATCACAACATCGACGGGGTTGCGCCGCCGATATTCGTGTGCCAGGCATGACACCCGACGAGGTGGTCAAGGCCATCGTCGGATCTGACCTGCCCTACGACCAAGTGATCCGCGAATTCGACCGTTGGACGCACGTGTCAATTGCCAACACCGATGACAGCACACCACGCAACATGGCGCTGATCATCGACAAGGCAGGCACACGCGCCTACGCTTGATCATTTCAAGCTGCGGATGTAGATAGCAAAGCTGTTGATGGTGTCAGGGCCAAAGCCCTTCATCTTTTCAATGTGCTGCGCTATCTCTTCGATCACCTGGTCGCGGTAGGGGTTCAGCGCCACTCGCACCGACTCTTTGCGCCACTTGCTCTGGCGCTCGATTTCGTTAAAAGCTTCGTCCTCAAGATCCATTATTCAGCTCCCTGTACGCCTTGATGGCGTCTTTCAAGTCTTGCTCCAACTGCTGGATGCGCTCGTCTTGCTCCCGCAGCTTCTCGTTGGCTTCCTTGGCGAAGGCTACCAGGTTCTCACGATCCCAAACCTCAAACATTTTTTCTCTCCTGGATACTTTTAGACAGCAACTGGCGCAGCCATTTGCTTTTGCCAAGCCGCTCGTACTCTGCGTACTCGCTTGGGGTTAAAC